TTAGTTCCGACAGCAGCCAGTACAATGAACCTCGGCAGTGTTGCGTTACCTGTATGGACAGTGTTTTCCGGTACTGCTGGCGGAAATGTTGGCTATGATGACCTCTCCGCAGGCATGACAACCTCCGCCATGTCAGCGCAATCCTCTGCTACCTGTACCAATATCACCGGCATGACTTGGACCATCGCTGCCAACAAGAACTATCTGCTCAAGTGCGATATTCCGATGACTTGGGCTGCTACCGCAACGGCGGCATTCTGTCTTTACGGTCCGGGCACGGCGTCTGGATATTCTCTTAGCGCCGAGGGTCCGCTCGGAGCGGCAGGGGTCTACGCCCAGATTAGTACCTTGGCACAGACTACATGGGACGGATCAATTAAAACCACGGCTTCTGGAGCTGTAGCAGGAAGTGGAATTGCTCACGTCTGGGCGGGTATTCGCAATGGCACCACTCCCTCGGGCACGGCGTTGACTTTAGGAACTGCGGCTAACGGAGCACAGAACATTACGGTCGGTGCAAACGCAATCTGCACGCTGACACAGACAAACTAAGGAGATAAAGGTGAAACGACTTCTAGAGATTCTCGTAACTTTGTTTTTGGTGATGGCACCGGCACTGGCCCAAGCGACCACGGTTTCCTCTATAACCTGTGCCGGTCAGACAGCTACGGTCAATTCGACAGCTCACGGGCTTATAGCTTCGCAGGGCTTTAGCCTCAGCGGAACTTCCGCGACATTCAATTCCTCGGCCTCAACCGTGACAGCCAACAGCTTTACGTTTGTGCTTCCTTCGGCTAATCCTTGCTCTGGATTCACCAGCGGGTACACGGCGGTCGCACCGGCAAAGCAGATCATTGAACTTAGTAGCGTCGCCAATCCGATGCCCGCGACCGTGACGATGAACTACCTATTCTGGTTCTCGACGGCATACCCGAATCCTCTTCCGCCCAGCACCGTAAGTGCATGGTCCGGCGCCAGCGCAGCAGAGAACGCGGCTCTCGTGGCGGGTACGACTGTTGAAACCCAAGGGCAGTTGACGGTCGGCGCTTCCATGCTGGCAAGCGCGGTGACGGCGCAGATAATCTCACAGTACAACGCTATGCAGGCGGGATTCGCGGGCTATCTCCTGGCAGGTGGGTATTACTGGAACGGACTGGCGTGGACCCATCAGTAACCATTTTCAGAAACTTGGTGAGGTGTGGATAATTGATCACCGACCTTAAATCTCAGCTCACTCGTGATGAAGGCAGACGCCTGCACGCCTACCAAGACACTGAAGGCTTCTGGACCATTGGGATTGGTCATCGTATCTATGGGCTCACAGATGAACAGTGTGCTGTGCTTGAGTGGACAGATGCAGACTGTGATGCTCAATACGAGAAGGACGCCCATCACTCCTACACCCACATGCTCTCGCTCGCGCCATGGGCTGTGCTCCTTGATGACGTTCGACGAGCCGCTTTGCAGAACATGTGGTTCAACATGGGGGATAAGGTGCTTGAGTTCTACAACATGATTGACTGCCTGCGTAAGCAGGATTGGAGCGGTGCCGCAGCGCAGATGTTGAACTCGAAGTGGGCAGGTCAGGTGGGGGCTCGCGCTTCGCGCCTCGCAGAGCAGATTCGTGTGGGGACTTGGCAATAGGCCAGAAATACAGGAAGCCAGGAAGATGAAATTCATCGTGTTCAGTGAGTTCGGAGAAATACTTGACCTCGCCTCCTACCTCTCCCATGTCGAGGGGCACGAGGTCCTGTTTCACGTGCATGACAAGCACAGCGAGACAATCGGCAGGGGAGTTGTTCCGCATCTCAAAAATTGGTTCAATGAGATTGGGAAGGGCTACACTTGGATTTTCGACTCCTGCTCCTTCGGAGCACTTCAAGACTGGCTGCGAAGCAGAGGCGAGGCTGTGTTTGGGGGCTGTGAACGAGGAGATGAACTTGAGAACAGTCGGCAGCTCAACCAAGTCTGGTTCAAGGAAGCAGGATTTGACCAAGTCTTTTCCAAGAACTTCACCTCTTTGGACTCTGCGCAACGCTTTATCGAAAAGCACGTCTCTGGCGGTAAGCGATACATTCTTAAGCAGAACGGTGATGCTCCGAAAGGGCTGAGTCACCTTGGGAAGTTTGAGCATGGCGAGGACATGCTGTGGCACCTCAACGAACTCCAAAGGAGCTGGAATGAGGCGGAGTACGGGAAGTTCGACTGTGATATTATGGAAGTGGTGGAGGGCCTTGAAGTCGCAGCATCGGTCCTGTTCAATGGGCAGGACTACTGCCGCAATTCTGAGGGCAAGATTATGGGGTATCTCAACTTTGAGGAGAAGAAAGAGGCGGATGGTGGGCTTGGGGAGACGTGCGGGGAGATGGGGACGACGTTCCTCTCGGTGACAGAGGAGCATCCACTCTTCAAGAAGATTCTGGTGCGAGAGGCCCTTGTGGCGAAGTTGCGTGAGATCGGCTTCCGCGGTATGTTTGATGTGAATTGCATTGTGACGGAGAAGGGGAAGATTGTGGGGTTGGAGCCGACGATGCGCCTTGGCGTCCCAGCGACCTCGTATGAGTTGCTTGAGGGGATGGCTTCGCCAGCGGGCGAGGTGCTGGACTCTGTTGCAAGAGGGGCGTCAAGTCCTGTTGAGCTGCATGAGGGCTTGGGGATGGTCATGTGCGTTGTTGCAAAGCCGTTTCCTCTTGAGGCCGATGTGGAGACCAACGCGACCTCGGTTGGGCAGAGGCTCTGGATTCTTGACAAGAAGGGTGAGCCACAGGCTGAGTTCTCTGAGGAGCAGCGTAAACATATTCATCTGTACAACTTTGAACTTGCCCAGCCTGCGGCTGAGGAGCAGAGTGAGCACAGCGAAGGCAGCGAAGCTGTGTACAAAGTGGCCACAAAGAATGGCTACATGCTCACCGCGACGGGGCATGGTCAAGGTTCAATTCGAGTCGTGCGCAAGCATCTCATTGAGTACATCAAATCCAATTTGTACTTGAGTGGGATGAAATTCAGATCAGACATCGGCCAGAGAGTGGAAGAGCACGAACAAGACCTTTTGGACACGTAATTGCGGAGCGAAGGAGCACTTGAGATGGCATCATTCACCAACAACTTTGATGTGACGCAGCCCCCTGACACGCAGGCTGCGAATCAGCTTGGGCTTGACGTTAGGAATGCGAAGCTGGACTTGCAGCAGAGGATGGCTGCGATTAGTGGGCTGGACGCAAATAAACCGACGTTGGGAAGTGACATACAGCCGACAAATTGGACAGGACTGCTGTATTTCGCCACTGATACCAGCAAGGTCTATCAGTGGAGTGGCAGTGCATGGGTTGATATAACAACCGCTGTGTTCTCGGCGGTTACCTCTGCTCTTGTAATTGCGAGTCTTGGTTTTACCCCAGTGCAGCAGGGTACAGGGGTCAATCAAAATGCCGCTACGATCAAGCTCGGATGGAACGCTCTGGGAACTGCCCATTTAAGGCTTACCCTAAATAGCATAGACGAGGGCGATCTCGCTTATGTTACAGATATAGCCGCGGGGTATAGCTCGTCTGTGACTAATGCGGTGGGTTATATAAGACTGCCTAGCTTGTTAGGCGGCATCTTGGTGCAGTGGGGAGAGGCACCAGGTGTCGTCTCCGGTTCTGTAACCTTTCCACAAAGCTATAGCCTCACTCCCGGGCTTGTAATTTCCGGCACATACGCATATACTGGTCTGACCACTGTAACAACTACTGGATTTACTTACGCCACCGCCGACAGCGGTGGTTTTGTAAATTGGCTTGCGATTGGAGTGTAGCGATGCCGGTCCAAAGACAAAACCCGAGCACTGAGCTACCTGAGTTCCCCATCCGTGGCCCCTTTGGTGGGATTCAGAGTGAGCTTCCAATCGAAGCCATCGAACAGTATGGCTTCGCAGACTCCCTAAACATGCTCTACCGCAAGGGGTCTTGTCGTGTGAGGCCAGCGTTCAACCCCCTGCCTGCGCTCTCAGCGCAGCCTGTGGGCTTTGCAGACTTCTTCAACTCCAATGGCCTACGGCTTCAAGTTGCAGCAATTCCCACAAAGCTGTATCAGTACAGCGGGGGTGCTTGGGTTCAAGTCACAGGTGCTCTGACTGGAGCTGCTGCCAACAGGATGAGCTTTGCTGTGGTTGGACAGAAACTCTGCTTCACGCAGGGTGTTGATGCTGTGCAGATGTGGGACGGGATCACGGCAGGCTTCAGCGTCACAAGTGCGAGCGCAGTGCCAGCGAGCTTCCTCTTTGAGCTTGTGAATCACTTAATGATACTTCGCACAGTCGAAACTGGAGGTGTTGCGTATCAGCGTGTTCGCTGGACTGGCGCAGGCGATCCCACAGACTGGACCTCCGCCGACAGCGGTGTGACTGACTTGTTCAATGATCTTGGGCCGATAAATGGAGGGCTAAAGCTCTTTCAGTGTGGGTACATTTGGCAGCAAAATGGCATTATACAGGTGGTGCCGACTGGAGTTGGGACAGCGCCATTCTACTTCCTCCCTCTATCAGCAAAATCTAAGGGGCTCACCTGCCCTTATTCTCTTTGCGCAAATGGTGAGGCCATCGCCTCCTACATCGGTAAGGACAACGTCTACAACTTTGACGGAACCACATCAACTCCTATTGGAGATCAGCCACTTCAGGGGCGCTCAAGACTTGGAGCACGCAGTCGCATCTTCGGGGACTTGCTCCTGTCCAGCCCGAGCTCTGTGTTTGGCTTCGTCACGACCTCAATAAACAGCATCCCGTTCAACGCATACTGGTTTGTCATCCCCAATGTGGCGATTTGGATTTACAACTACGAGGAGATGAATTGGACTAGATGGACTGTTGCGGGGACGATGGCTGCGATTGGGGGGTTCAACGCGGCCTCAGCAGTCAGGATTTGTGATCTTGTAGGCACTATCGCGCAGCAGCTTTGGACCCCCGCTACTCTGACCAATAACAATCCCTTCGATTCGGTGGTGCTTGGGTTCTCAGATGGCAGCGTGAAGCAGTTCGACTTCACGGGGTGGAGTGAGCAGCCCTGGTCTGTGACCTCCGGTCAATTGGCGTATGGGGACTACAGGCACGAAAAAACAACGACCAAGACACGGTTGATCTACAAGGACAATGGGCCTGCTACAATCCAGTTCTCCCTGACAAGCGACTCTGGGCAGAGTGTCGTGAACACTCAGGCTGAGCCGAGCGGGCTGGCTATTGGAGGGGTGAATCCTGGCGCATCTATCACCGAGGTGATTGCACACGATCAAATCAGTGGTAAGTATGAGACGCTCCAAATCAGTGGGGCCGCAGAGCAGCCCTTCGAGTTCACCGAGGTGACACCTGTGTACAATCCTGGAGGTGAGGTGAGATGAGTATAGTCCCGCAACAGCTTCAATATACCCCTCCGACAGATGATGGGAATGGCGGGGTTAGCGTAGACTGGGTGCAGAGCTTTCTTAGTATGCTCCAGAAGACTTGGGGCTTGCTCGTTCAGACACTCAGAACGCTGGTGAGTGGGCCGACTTCGTCGGTAGCGGGTAACTTAGCTAGCTTCGCGGATTCGACTGGGCTGGTGCTCCAGGACAGCGGGGTTTCATCGATGCCGCAGGCGTGGCAAACGCCCACGCTGTTGAACTCATGGGTTAACGTCGGGCCTGGATATTCAGAGGCTGGGTATTACAAGGACCCATTTGGTCGAATTTGGCTTAGAGGGCTTTTGAGGGTGGGCGCCTCTGGGACTGTTATATTTACTTTGCCTTCTGGGTATAGGCCTGCAGCTGAAGCAGTGTTTGGTATTGATTGCCTTACCTCAGCTTACACACCAGGTGAGCTTGATGTGCGCATCAATGGTGATGTGATTCCTACTTTTGCGGGGGTCCTTAACAATTTTTCCCTCAATGGGCTTTCATTTGACACAAGAGCCTGAGTGACTTAGTATTTTGGGTGTTCAAGAGGTGAACACTTATGTCAACAATCGCTGATGTGGCACAAGAGGTTGTGAACAGGCTTGAGAACAGGCAATCTTCGATTGCACGAGCCTATGTGTGGGTGAAGGACGCCCTGCTTGAACTTACAGGGGACAGGGAGCTGAGAGACGAGTTTGATGAGCTGGAGGTGTGGGGAGCTCCCTACACCATGCCTCTGACTACCCCGCCAACTGTGGAGTTCCCATTCTCGAACTTGCTCCCAGCAGTCCCGTCTGGAGGCGAGGTTGCATACAATCAGGCCACCTTGGATGTGATGTTGTGGGTTGATCCGCCAAACAACACAGTCAGAATTAAGCTCAACCCAACTCACTACCAAGACGCTGATCGCGTGACCACGCCGACTGGAAGTCAACCTGCTGAGTGGTACAGATTTGGGGACAGCATCGGGTTCAACCCAGCCCCATCTCAGGCGTATCAAGTGCAAGCGCGCATTCTTCAGATGCACCCTCTGGCCTCGCCACTTGAGAGCACTACGCTGCTCTTGAGTGTGGAGTGGGAAGCTGTGCTCACATGGATGGCGGTGGAGGTGGGCTACATCGAGCTTGGGGAGTTTGAGAAAGCCACGATGGTCCACACTCTGCTGCATGGGGATCCAAAGTACCCTACACAGGTGGGCCTAGTTGGTGCAAAGCACACTCGCAGGAAGAAAGAGAATTTTAGGCAGTCCTTCGGACTTCGTCCGATCATACGTCGAATTTCGTATGGGGGGAGATGAGTATGGCTTCATCAGGTTCTCAGTTGTTTAACTTTGCAAATAACTCAAACACGAGTTCTCCATCAAGCAATCAGTACTTCAGCTCGATGCCGTCGCTGCCCAACAGTGGGTCGAGTGGGCAGACTACTCCCGGGATTGTGCCGCAGCAAGGGAGCAGCAGCGGTGACTACAACTATCTATCTGGCACAGGAGCAGATCCCAACCTTTCCTCTGGCAACACCCCCATTACGTACAATCGAGGCAACACCTCGATCACGAGCACACAGGACCCCGCACTTACAAATGCACTTGGTGACTACTTGCAGAGTCAAGTTGGTCAGGGGCTCACGCCATTCGATCTATCAGCACTTCTTCCATCGAGTGGTCAGGCTACCACTCCTGGGACTTTGACCGCTCCCGAAGATCAGATGCTCTCACAGCTTCAACAAGCCTATCAGACAGGGAACTTCAGCTCAATTCCTGGGATGAACACTCTGGCTCAGATAAGTGCGACAGGAGACCCCATTGATCAGACTCCTGCATGGCAAGCAATGGTTCAATCCATGGGAACGAACATTGCCCAGAATCAGGCCAATCTGAAAGAACAGATGAATGTTGGGGGGAATCTTGTGGGCTCGCCCAATGCCGTGGCTCAATCCAACTATTTAGCCCAGACCACAACATCCGAGAACGCGCAACTCGTTTCGGCGCAGACAGCGGCGTTACAGCAGGCTGTTCAGAATCAGCTCACAGCAGGCACGTCGATGGAGCAGATTGGCAATCAACTTTCCACCTATCTTCAGTCGCTCGATCAGACCTCGGTCACCAATTTGTACAATGAGTTCCTGCGTACACAGCCTCAGGCCAATCCTCTGCTTAGTGCAGAGACAGCGGTTGCGACAACGTACCCGCCAACAGGAGGCAAGGTGCCCTCGACTGTGGGTGCAATTCTTGGCGGCTTCGCGTCGGGTGGATTGCTGGGTGCTGCTACGGGCGGCTTCGACGCATCCGCAGCGCAATAATGAGTCGAGTATTCGAAGGAGGGGATTATGGCATTGCCTGGGATTCAAAGTGATGATTCGTCTGGGGCGGCAGGGGGCATAAGCCCAGATCAGGCTGGACAGTTGGATCAGCCGACAAACCCAAGAGGCGAGCAAGGGCTCACTGTGCAGCAGAAGATTGCCCAGATGGTCAAGGCAATGACTCAGGGCAACAGAGCGTCGGGGATGACCCAAGCTCCAGGCGCTCAGGGGCAACAGCAGCAGCAGAGACAAGGCAACCCTGCTGTGATTGGGACTGCCCCTGCACCTATGTTGCCTCAAAATGGGATGCCTGGTCAGGCTGGGCAGCAGCCTCAACCTCAGCAGCGGCAGGCCCCCCCTCAAGGAGGACGCCCTCAGTCTCAAGGTGGACAGGTCCAGGCTCAGGGCGGGAGCCAACTCCCAAGCACCCCAAGCAACTCCGGCACAAATCCTGGAGGGATGCCGCAGGCTGGGCCCACAAGTGGTCGCGGGCAGACTGTGGCTGATTTGATCTCACCAAGGATTGGGGCTCTTGTTCAGCAGGTGAAGCAGCAGAAGTTTGCCAAGGAGGGGGAGCAGGCCAAAGTCCTTGCATTGGCGCAGCTCTACGATGGCAAAAAACAGCGAGGTGAGCAGCCGACGGAGCAGGAGATTAGGGCAAATCAGGTGGCACAAGATCCTAAGTTCAAGTCAAAGTCGGCTAAGATTGCGGAGCAGATGGTAACTGATCCAACAAGTGCTGCGTACCAAGCGGCAGCTGCGGTAGTTGATGGCGAGAATAAAAGGGTGGCGGCGCTGGAGGAGCAGCAGCTCAAGATGGAAAATATGAGGCAGCAGGCTTTCGAGCGTAAGCAGATAGCTGAGTGGTATGCCTCGCGGCCTGAAACAGATGCTGCAAAGGTGGCTGCAACAGCCGCAGCAGCGACAGACAAGTCGATGCAAAAAACTCAGACTGTTATGGGAGCTGATAACAAACCCCATGTTATGGGCTGGAATCCCCAAACCAAGGCGTTTGATCGTGATCAGGGTGTTACTCAGTCCAAGAGCCCTATCAAGGATGTGCAATCGCAGATTCAAGAGGCTATGACATCTGGCGATACAGCCTCCGCTCAAAGGCTACAACAGACTCTTGGGGCTATGTATAAACAGAACATCAATGATAAAGTCGTTTCGATTCTAAGCAAATCAACGCCGATGACTGACGAGGACAAGAGGTTCCTCAAAGGTGTGCAAGGTATGACCCAGATGACAAAGACTGATCCTGCGGTAGAAGCAGGTGTTGCGCGGGCTAACGCCTTTGCCGGGGCTCGACGACTGCCAGTAGTTGGCGATAATGGCGAAGTTACTTATATGAGGGCTGACGAGGCTGAAAAGGCAGGTATGCAAACCCCACAGAGCGTCAGCTTTGTGGCTATGAAAGATGCCGACATTTATTTTAAGTCAGGCAAAGGCGGGCAAATGCTCACCAACATCAAGACCGCCGATAGGCATATTGCCCAGCTTCGACGTATTGCGCAGGCGTTGAATAACAAAGAAAGAAGGTTGGCCAACGCGCTTGGTAATCAGTACGCCATCGAGACTGGCAGCAGCTCCGCCCCGCTTGATTTTCAAGGAGTCAGCGTCGCTGTCGATGCAGAACTCGCTAAGACTGCGACTGGCGGAATAGGCACCAAAGCTATGACTGACGCACTTGGCCAGGCTTATAGTGAGGCAAAATCGCCACAAGCAATTGACAGTGTGTTGAATAATTTCCACGAGTTGATGCAATCTAAGCGGGCTGAGCTAATGACTCAATGGAAAGAGGCAGGGCATGCCACCAACTTCAAGGATGATATGGCTAAGCCTGTGGCTGATCGCCCTACTAAGCCCTCGACAGCGTCTCCTACTAAGGTTGGTACCACTAAGCCGGCTCATGATAAGCCAAAATCTGATCCACTAGGATTATTCGAATGAGCAATCCTCAGATTACACCACAGCTCACTCCGGTTACACCACAGCTCACTCCGACTGAGTTCGCACAGATGGTAAAGACAAAGCATCCTGAGTATAAAGATGTGCCTGATGTTTTGCTTACTCAAAAGATGCTGACGAAGCACCCTGAGTACAAGAGTAGGATCAAGGCTGGCCCTGCAATCGGGCAGCATCCGAGCACCGCTCGGCTTGAGATTGCTCGTCAGACCACAAACACGCCGCAAGGCGGCGCTGGCTATCAATCGCCAGGTTACTGGCAGGAGCAAACAGCGAATGCTAACGCCGCCGCAAGTGCCCATTTTGATAAGGCACTATCATCAGACCCAAAGACTAGCGGCGAGATTATGCGCGGGGCAGGGCACATACTTGCAGGAGAGGCTAATTGGGCACTTGGCGGAGTTGGCAAGACTGTAGGTGGAGTTGAGTCGATCAAGGATGATCCAGGCGCCGGCGCAGCCATCGGACTTAGCCTTGCTACTGCCAATCCTCTACCCGTAGCTGCCTACTTCGGAGGCCAGGCATTGTCTGCAATTCCTGGTATAGCCGGCGATATAAAAGAGCATGGGCTTTCAGTAGGCAATACACAAGATGCGGTACTAACTGCGTTTCAGTTGGGTGGGAGCGCGGCTGGTGTTAGAGCTGGTGTGCCAGGTGCGGCGGCTGCTTTGAACAAGGCGCCGAAGCTGTCTGCTGAGATTATACGAAACTACACCGAGCATGTCGCAAACAGAAAGCTAGGCGTGGCAGCTGATCCTGATACCGGAATTTCTCCCGGTGGGGCCTTGTCAAGGGCGATGGATGAGACTACCAAGCTAAAGAATTTGCAGGCTAAGGGCAAGGAGATTGTAGCCAAGCAGCATGGCCAGCTTACAGCCGAGATTGATAAAGCAGAGACGGCCGGAGTTAAGATGGATGCCGAGACCCCGCTTGCTGAATGGCTACACCAACGCAGTATAAAAGAGCGTCGTGGCTACCCGCCTTCAACGGGTAAAACGCAGGTGCCAGGCATGACCGACAGAGAACAGCAGTTGGTGCCGTATTTGAAAACGTGGGGGATGGGTGGTAAGCTGAGCAATATAGGCCCGCGTGAAGGTCAGCTACTTCGTGATAGTTTAGATGGTGTGATCTATAACACAAAAGAAGTGCCGTCGTCTGTGCTAGATGCGGCCCAAAGACTTCGTACTATTATAGACCAAGGCTTTGATGAGAAGGTTACCAACTGGAAAACACTTAATCATAGTATGAGTGGTATCACAGAGACAGTGGCAAAGGCCAAGGCGCGTTACGCTGACAATGCAATGGGCAAATTCAAAGAGCAGCTGCGGCTTTTGATTATACCCCAATCATATCCAGAGGCAGCTGTTATTCTACCTGCTACATATGTGGCCTACCAACTAGCTGAGATGTTAGGCGGGGGGATGTATGGACACATAGCAGTGACGGCAGGGTTGGTTGAGGCTATTCGTGGGGTGGCGAAAACTATGTCCTCCGCTACTATGCGAATGAAGTACCTCAACAGGTTTGCAGACCTTCTTCACAAGGAGGTGCCATCAGGACCAGTGAGTTATCCATCTCCTGGACCTCCTCGTCCCGGCTTGCCTCCTGGGCCAGCCGCCACTGGGCCTGGGGCTGGACCTGGCGGAAGCTCGCCCTTCAGGACTAATGTAGCAGGGCCCTCAACCGCTGGTATTCAGCCACAGGCTCAGCTACCTGCTCCGCAACAGCCGCTAGGACAGCAGATGCCTCCTTCAGGAGGCACACCTCCGGGCGGAATACCAAAGTCTGCAAGCTCGTTAACGCCGCAGCGGGTGATGGAGATTACAAAGCAGGCGTATGAGGAGGCTACGGCAGGTGTGTTGGAGAAGGGAGAGAGTGCGAGGCCGTTGGCTCAGAAGGCTCCTCCCAAGACAAAAGAGAAGCTCGCTGCGGCAGCGCGAGAGCGAATGCAGCGAAATCGTGCTTCGAAGAAGGCCGCAGGCTCCGCTCAGGCCGCAGAGGAGCTTGCTAAGATGGGAGGCTCCGCAGGAGCGCAGGGCAAGGGAGCTATGGAGACTGCCGCAGGTGGGGAGTCTGTTCGTGCACAAGTTGTTGCACATGGCTCAGTGCAGTACATGGAGGCTGTGGAGACTGGGCTCACAGCACTTGAGAAGGCTGTAGGGAAGGATGTGGCGGAGGCCTACAGAGAGACATTCGAGCATGAGAAGATGGGAGCGAAGCAGCAGTATGACACCTTGATGGAGGCAATTCACAACATGCAGGAGGCTGGGATTCTGGCGAAGCCAAAATAGCGTTGTTGTGGGTGTTCATCTCTCGAACACTCATATTACAGAGGTTGGAGGAACCTAAATGAACAAAGGAGGTCGTATGAAACCATCCGAAGTAATCTCAACCGTCAACTCACTTGAGGTGAGCCCCTCGAAGGGTGCCGCAAGTGGTGGACACACCCATCCCGACAAGAGCGTGGGAGGGGATGCCAAGACCCCAGGGAAGAAAACTGGAGAGTTGAAGAAGGGCAAGGCGAGCGACTAGGGCGAGGGGGTGATCGCAGTCGAAAAAAATGCCCTCACGGAGTACGGAGACTGTGCCGTGAGGGCACTTAATTAACCTCAAATTACCGCGACCTCGACCCCGAGGTCAACCTCGATCTAGACCACGCCTTCGACCACAACTCCGACCTCGAACTAGGCCCCGACCTCGACCTAGACCACGACCGCAATCTCGAACTAGACCTCGACCACAACCTCGATCTAGACCACGACCACGACCACAACCGCGCCTGATCGAAGCCGACTCTAGCTACCGTCGCGTTCATTTCTGGCTCCTCGGCAATCCTTTGATCTGCACGGCATCAATCAGTGATCCACGTCCGACGATGACTCGGCCTTCGGGGAATGGTTCGACTTCGTTGAAGTCGAGTGAGATCAGCGCATCAGCAAAACGACCCGTGTCGGCAATCCACGCCGCATCTTCGATCACAAGCTCTTGGGGTGTAATCGCTACAAGGCGCCCAGTGTCGATCATAGTGACAGTACGAATGAGATAGTTCTTGCCGATTTCCCATGCACTGTCATCCTTTGTTTTTGATGAGAACGTCGCGGCCAACTGTTTTGCTCTTTCAGCAGCTAATTTATCGATTTTCATTGTGTTCTCCTTTTCAAATGTTCACATCTTCACTCAGATTTAATTACCTCGACCTCGAGGTCGACCTCGAACTAGACCACGACCTCGACCTAGACCACGACCACAATCTCGAACTAGAGGCCGACCACGACCTCGAACTAGGCCCCGAGGCCGACCACGACCTCGAACTAGACCACGACCTCGAACTAGACCCCGACCTCGACCTAGACCACGACCACAATCTCGAACTAGACCCCGACCACGACCTCGAACTAGGCCCCGACCTTGACCACGACTTCGACCACAACCCCGACCCTCTAAGGCCGGTCCCTAAAAGTGTCGCGTTCATTTCTCCTCCGTTTCGCCCAGGCTCAATTACCGCGACCTCGACCCCGAGGTCAACCTCGATCTAGACCACGCCTTCGACCCCGAGGCCGACCACAAGGCCGACCACGACCTCGACCACGACCTCGACTCCGACCTCGACCGAGACCTCGACCACGACCACGAGGCCGACCACGACCTCGAACTAGGCCCCGACCTTGACCACGACTTCGACCACAACCCCGACCTATCAAAGCCAGCTCTTAGAAGCGTCGCATTCATTTCTCCTCCGTTGAAGGCAGCTGCCTCACCCATCTGACCTGGGTGTTCTTGTACATCGCCACACAGTGAGCGCCGTTGGGCATCTTGTTCGAGAACACAATGTTGTCTCCGAGCAGGGTGCATTCTTGTGCGGTGATGCGGTTGGACTTCTGAGTCTCGTCGAAGAGACGGACTTCATACTGAATCGGACTATTTGTCATCTGAGGTTCCTTTCTTTTGTAATTATTTATTGAATTATCCCAATACCGGGATCGACTAATTCACAAAACGATGAGTCGTTTTCATTCTGCATTCATCAAACTGTAATCCTCCATCTCAAACTTCATCTCCTCGTTGGTCAGGACCTCTCCCACCAACTCCTCGTAGGAGAATACATCGAGCTTTGGCCTGTCCTGAACATAGACAGGTATCCCGCTCATGCGAGTGAACAGAACTCGTTTGCCTAAGAGGCACTTATGATCGTCATCCCCCACAGCTCTGACATGCCCAATGGTTGGGAGCTGGCGAGTTGTTTTGGGCAGAATCAGAGCGCCTGTGTACTTGAACTCCTCACGCTCCACCACGCAGCGTCCAGAGAATGGCTTGATAAAGCAGACGCTCCTTCGGTGCTCTGCCCCAGAGTCCTCTTGAAGTATGTCTTGATCTTGGTATGCCGCCGGCAGCTTGTTTGTCTCAGATGATTCCATAGCTTGGTTGTCCTCCCGCGCCCATAGCGCTTGATTTGGCTTTCGTTCTTCGTCTCACTGCGGAGGGACTGGCAACCTTGCAGACGTAGACCTCTCGTCCCCCCACCGTCTTAGATTCCACAACTCCCCCATCTCTCAACGTGGTCATAATCACATCAAGCTCTGGGCTAGTGCAGTCTCTCCACACCACACTTTGTATTTGTTTTATTGTTGCGGCCCCCTTTACTTCGATAAATTGGATTACTTTGTCCATGGTGTTGACCATCTCACTTTCGCCTACAGAGCGAAAGACAATTTTCAAGTCTGCTCGTACATCTGAGGTCATGTCATCAGCTTCCTCAAGCATCTCCTTCGTAATCACGAGATCGTCGGAGCGCGAAGCAGCTATTGACATAGCGAGCTTGGAGGCGTTGGCCCATCGTGAGATGCTGTAGTGAGTTGTCGCCTCATCTGCATCTGCATCTATAATGAATCGCTCATTCCAAAGTTTCTCAAACATTGGCCTGGCGAGGTTGTCAAACTTGTACTCACCGCGAAGCTGCGCGATGCGTCTGAGATCGTCTATGAAGGGCTCAATAACTTTATCCCAGTCAATCGGATCAGGCCAGGCGTTGGACTGTTTACTTTCCCGAGCAAACACAAAATTGACCCGTCTGGTAAATCCACCTCCAATTGCACTTGGGGGTACGGCTGCCTTGAGCCACTCTGGGGCACATCCCGAAAGGATGCACGGACAGGGATCCGTAATTGTGACAAGTCCTTTACCCCTGGTCGCATACATATTGGGTCCGACGTTGGCATCCCACAAATCTGCAAGGTCAGGTAGTTCATCTTCTGGAAATCTCAAAAATACACTTAGCTCAGGCGCAATGATAATGCACGCTGAGTCTGTGCCCACAGCGATGCCGCCGGAGGCGGTTGTGTTGGTGGTGGGGAAGCCTTTGGCCATGGTGTCTTTGATCCACTCAATCGTCAAGCGATCAGAAAGCACATTGGCTGTGTTGGCTTTGCGAAGCGCCCTGCTCACTGGAAAGATTGCCTCACCTTTGCCAATCCCAGGTCTCCCCACCAAAGTAACAAAAATGTTTGGCATCAAACGCCATGTGCCACGGCTTATGAACACGTGGCGTTTTAGCGTGGCTGCTACGCATGTTGCGGCTGCCCAATAGTTGTACTGCTCTGGGGCCGCAACATATCGAGCAACTGTTGCCGCGTATTCTGTGATCCAATTCTTGTGATGTCGTGGCATTCTTTAAGATTCCCTAAATTATAGCCCATCATAAATTCGAGAGGAATGTTGATCTTGGTGCCATGTGGGAATATGATTGTTCTGTTGAACGCAGCTTTGAGTGCCGCGAAGCCCTCAGAGATGTGCTCAGGGTCATCAAGGACTTCAATCTTGATTGCGTCGTGGTCGTCTGAGAGAACTGCGAAGCCTCGCCTCTCAATCTCCACAAACGCCATGCCTGTGTTGTCACCTACGGTGCTTTGTGGAATCTGAGCGTAGGCGCTCTTGATGACATCATAGTTTGAGGAGTTAGGGCGAAGCCCGGAGAAGTATCTTTCACGGCCGAAGGGGGTGACAAGAGTACGAGTCTTTCGTATGGTATCCTCCACGTACTTGTGAAACACACCCTTGATGTCAGGCTCAAACTCATGGAACTTCTGGAGAAGGAAGGTGGTGTGCGAGACAAGCATCTGAATCCCCGTTTCAACAAGCATCACCTCGCTCATGCGAAAGGCTTCCATCCCATAGTTGCCTGCATGACGAGTCTTTTTGCCTGCGTAGTAGTACATCCCCGCTTTGTCAATGTCGCTCTCAGGTTTGGCGAAGAGATATGCAGCGAGACGTTTGTGACGATTTATGCCTGCACGAAGCTCCTCAAGCCCCACATCGGAACCCCCGTTGTCTACAATGAGGGCCTGCACCACCCAATCCTCTGCGCCCTTCTGATCTGCCTCCAAAATTATACACCCAGGACGTGCAACATAACACTCACGTAGTCGTAATCCGAGATCGGAGTGTTTGGGGATATTTTGGAGGTTTGTGCCAAAGCCGAATACATTCTCAGCCGAGCTAAGTCGTCCTGTGATTGTGCCAGCGGCGTTGTAGGAACTGAAAAGGATGTTGTTGTGAAGGTTGGCATCTATGTTGGTCCCCTTGATCTTGTTGAGTTCTCGAATGTCCAAGACTAGCTTGGGGAGCTTGTCTTGTGGGTGATCTATGGCTATTTTGAGGAGCGCCGTTTCGTCAACGGTCGGGGTGCCACGCCCTCTCTTGATCGGGACTTTGATGCCACGAGCTTGGAGGACTTCAATAAGTTGCTTGGAAGAAGCAATGTTAACAACTTCACCAACTTTGCAGTTTGCCCCAACAGCAACTTTTTTAACCGTGAGTTCGCTGGAGTCCCCCTTTTTGCAGGAAGCAACTGGCTTGCCAACAAGAGCTTCTGCCTCTTTGCATTTTGTCTCAATATCTGAGATAACACTTTTGTGAAGGGCGAGGATTTTGGCAGGGTCAGTAGCATAGCCTCGTAACTCTGCGGAAAGTAATGCACGATTTCTTTGGATTTCATACTCGTAGAAGTCCCAGAGTTTTCTTTCATGCAGCTCCTTCTCTATAGCAAGCCACACTTCATGTGTGATTGCGGCGTCTTTGGCGTTGTAGCGGGCCTTTGAACTCGGATTCTCTTTGGCGCTCCACAGTTTGCCTTCATCTTTGAAGTAGGGCTCACGAGTGTATTGCATGGCGGTGAATTGGAGTTTGTGCTCCAGCTCAACCCAAAGGACGTGATGCGCGATTAGGGTGTCATTGAAGTTCTGGCGCTGTGGACGGAAGCCCAACTCCATTGCCCAATGCCAATCAAAGCTCAGAGCATTCTGGCCGATGATTGGCTTGGTGCGAAGAATTTGGTCAACGAGCCGCCATATTTTCACAAGACTCACCTCGTCATACTCGAAGAGCATAAATGACATTGCATCCCAAGGTGATTTCGTGAATGCCATCATATCCGGGGCGATGTAGTGGGTCTTGTTTTTCACACGCCGCCCAGTCAACTCAATGTCCCAACTCGTCGGTCCCTTTTGTAGCAGCACTTCTCTGAGATAGTCTATTGTGTCATGAGGCGAAGCCCCAGTTAGAAGTTGACGAGACGGCAATGCCTGGAGTTTCCCGTAGGATACAAAATAATCCAGCTCTTCTTTGGCTTTGGCAAGGCAGAGCACAGCAACTTGCCTGTCACTCCACTCTCTGAGGATATGGGCTGGGTGCTGTACAGGCACCACGTAGTGAGGCCAGGTGAGCTTGGGACTCTGTAACAACGAGCCTCGCCATTTTGTAATTTTTGTCTCATTGTCCCGTCTGTCCAGCGTGTGAGGACAGAGGAAAGCGGTAGGCGTTGCACCAAGGGTGCAGATAATGACGGGCTTATGTTCATAGAGTTGTTCAAGGAGGCAATCCTCATGAGTCTGCTTCGCAATACCAAGCTCCTCAATTCGTGCTTCGTCGTTGTCGGGAGGACGGAGGAAGAATGTGTTGGTCATCCAACATCCTGAGGATGTATTGATGCCTGCATCGTGAGCCATTCGATCAAGCTCCTTGCCTGAGGAGCCAACGAATGGCTTGCCCTCACGATCCTCGTCCACGCCTGGCGCCTCTCCGATTAGACAGAGTGGCGCGGAGACGTTGCCTCGCGTAGCGCAGAAGTTCTTGCTTGATTGAATGGCGAGATTTCGAAGATGCACCTCTGCTGGACCCATCTCAATGCACCTCCGTCCTTGCCTCAGGATGTTTGCACCAAATCTCTTTGCCGTTCGCCCGCGCGAACTCAAGCTCCGCCATCACACCTTTGGATTCTCGCCAACCCTCAAGGAGCAGAACAATGATGCCATCGCAGCGCAGGATTAGTTCTTGGTCAAATTCCTTCCAGTACTCAAATGCAAACTCCCTGTTGCCAAGCGCCAAACACACTGGATGTGAATGCACAATAGAGGAAAGGCACATAACACCTTCTGTAAACAGGACTGCAACCTCTCTTACAGCAGCATCATACCGTGCTTGTCTCACTGTTGCATCTGGGTGGCTGTAGGGGGATGCCAAGTACCACAACTTCTCTGCGTCTGATTTGGACATAGTTTATTTCCCCACAAGATCATGAGCTTGATGTAAATCCATTTGTTCGCCGCAATACTCAAAGACGGCACAACGTGAGCCTCCAAACCCTCTCACTGTGCTCGTCTGCCATAGCCTCGGTGAGAACGTCCCACTCCCCTTGGCCTGCTTCCAATCCGGACTCTTCTGATAGGAGCGGATCCAGGTGGGATGATTCGGATAGCTACGAAGACGGAACCCAAGCGCACTGTAGGCAGAGCCTACGATACTTGCGAGACGAAGGGCGATGCCCATGCCTTGCCAGTCGGGGAGGCACACCATTCGTGTGAACCCCATGATGTTGGTTACTTTGGGATGCGGACGGTAGAGTATCCCACACATCGCAGCGATACGATTCCCGACGAAGAGGCCAAAACATCTTGCAGCTCGATTCAGCTCCACACTCATATAATGGTAGGGTGCGAATAGCTTCCAGCTCGCATATTGGATCCGAGTAACCTCGCAGTCCAATTTTGGGCGTCCTCGAAGTAACCTCCAGAAGAACGAGGATGAGGCAGGCTCGAAGACCCAATCTGGTTCGAGCCAGTCGATGATGTCGTAGTGACAGGAGGCACAGACCATCTTACGGGAGTTTGCACGGGCGTATTTGGCCACAGCGAAGGCACCGATCTTCGCGACCTGTCGATCCACAACTGAGGTGAATTCGTCGATGGTGACGACGGGACGCTGATCTTCTAACATGCGTCGGGCAAGCTCGCACCTGAATTGCTCTCCGTTGGACAACGTGCTGAACGGCCGCATCCACGCAGGGATGGTGTTGAACCCCACGCTCTTGAAGGCGTTGACAATCTCGGAGATGCTTAGGTCTTGAGAGATGGCATCGACAACAGGGAGACTGGGCCAACTCATGGAGAGCGGCGCTCCGAAGAGCTTGTTCAACGAGAGGGTTTTGCCACTTCCGCTCGGGCCAACAATCAGCCCGATGTTCCATTCCTTTGATTCGATGGGAAGATCAGCGTTCAGGTGGACTGAGAGCTTTTCGGTGGTTGGAACTTCAAATAGACTTTCGAGCTGTTGCACTCGAATGGTGTGTTCAATCTCGGTCGTAAGTTCAAGTTCAAGTTTCACACGGGCTCCTTACACAATAACGGCTTGGGTTTTGTAATTGCGCTTCTGGAACTCTTGCAGAAGCGCGATCTGGTCCTTCTCGTCCTTGCAGAAGATAAGGACGCGGTAGTCAAGGGCCTTCTGCGCAGCCATTTTAGCGTCATCCTGTGTAATGATCTTGCTTCTGATGGCTGCGGCCACAACCACCGCAAGACTCTGCGCCTGAGCTGCTGTTTTGGACTGATGGTTCTTAAGCTGAGGCGCGATTTTTACCATCTCTGCAAGACGAAGGTCTTGTGAGACTGTGGATGGGGCCTCACCGAGCATTGCAGCAAGTCGGCGGACGCCAAACCCCTTGATCTCCCCTGTGCGGCGCTCCTCTCGTGTCAGCCCACCTTGAGTCACATGGCCATGAATCTTAGTCATGATTTCGAGGAGCTTTGCCTTGGCAGCAATGACCTCAGGCCAGTCCATCTGCTTGCGTTTGAGATTCTCTTCGAGTTCGATTGCACTCAAGCGTAGCTTGCCTTCATCTGTGGTGAAGGTCTCCTCACGAAGGAGCCAATCCCTACCATGCAGCAGCTCTTTCCACTTGAGGAACTTGATTGCTTTGAGGCGACGACCTCCAGCAACTAGGCGAAACACAGGGGCTTTGCCCTCGACACTTTGTTCCTGAGCAAGAATGATTGGCTGAATGAGCCCGTACTCCTTGATCGAGGCGACAAGCTCATTGATGTCACCGTAGTCCTTACGAAAGCGGTCTCCAGCCTCGATGTCGTCAGGGGATATTGTTTGAGGTATTACAAGCTGCTCATGGGTCATTTCTCACGCTCCGTAATCACCGGCACCGGCGGTACTGGCGCCCCAAATCCATCGGGTGTGAACTCGTCGTCGAAAGCGGAGGCAGGTGTTACTACGCCACTCGTAGCAACTGGGATCAATCTTACCGGCTTGTGATGGCAGCCGGACAGCATCAGCGTGAGGCCCAGCAGTAAGGTTTTCATTTCGTTGACTCCTTGGCTTCGGGGATGCGGAGCATGGGACGAATGATCACCGCAAGTTCTTTAAGGGCTATCGCTCGGGCAGCATAAGCGTCAGCTGCGGCAGCATAGTAGACATCAGCGGCATCAGCAATGTACATAGCAGCTGCAACAGCATCATTGGGATAAGAAGCCGAGTAGGCAGCAGCCGCAGCAGCATAAGCATGAGCAATATACGCATCATCCGCCGCAGCATTTACTGCGGCAATAGTCGCTTCGCCATTAGCCCATTTCCGCGCAGTCTCAATCGCCCGTCGCGCAGCCTCAATCTGCAGCGTGTGAATTTCGGGCTTACGCACGTACTTGGGCGCAGTCTCCGCACAGGCGCAGGCGGCTAGAACAAGTTCCTGCCGTGTAGGCCAGCCATCCTTGCCACACATGAGGCAGCAAAGCCAGAACATCCAGTCGCCTCTGATGCAATCATTCCACGCTTTCGTTAGTGTCTTATAGTTTAGTGCCCAAGTTACAATTTCATCGCGTTCATCTACCCAATGTTTTTTCATTTTGTTGGCTCCTTGTCCTTCAGCTCAGCAAGCGTGGATTCGTCCGCGTCATCGACTACCGTGATAGTACCCCACGTCGACAATACCCATTTCAATCTCGGAGGCAATCTTCTGATTTGAATGTCTACGATGTGATCTTTAGTGTCCATGAGGATGCCACCGATTTGATTGTGCCTTAGCCAGTCAGCGAGTTCGGCCCGTAGGCGCTCGCCTTCTGGCTCTGTCTCTTTGTTCTTCTCGATAACGTCAGTCGGCGGCGCAATGTGTGGCCACCTCGACCACGGCCCGGAAATCTTGGCTAATTTCAGTTGATGAACTTCCTGCGCCTTGCGGGTGACGGCAAGCTCGGCTTCGGCAAGCTCGGCTTCGGCAGCCTCGGCACGCTCAATAAGCCTCCTATTCTGTTTCAGTAGAGCCTCCAGTTGCGCTCGCAGTGGAGCGGGATGCCAGCTAAACAACTTCCGCCCTAACTCTAGGGTGATGTCAAGCATTGCTGTCGGTGTTGGCTTTGGGATAGGTGTAGGGCACCCACAGATACGCAACGTTGTAAATCCTTCTGGAGAATGTACGTAGATTACCCCACGAAAAGAATCTATTTCTAGTGTGCAATTTTCTATTTCGATTTGTGTTGACTGCTCCCCGCTCGGCTCGGCCTGGGGCTTGGCGGGCTGCTCACGCGAGCCCATTGCAAGATCACACCGCCAGCATGAATGCTCTTTATCGTGCTCACACTTGTTGCTCATTCTCATTCCTCCTCGAGGGGCGCCTGGTCTGGTTTTGGCGCTATGTTGGAATGTTCTCCTGAATGCCCTTGATTCAGCATACAGTAGGTCTCGGCACGCCCCTCCGAAATTGTTATTCGGGCATGGCAGAGCATGTGGCCTGCGGGGAATGTGAGTGCGGCATTGGTTCCAGGGAGCTTGATTGTTCTCATTTGGATTCCTTGGGGACTTATATACATGACTCTCTAACTGGTAAAGAATGAACATATTAACCCCATTGCGAAGCCATAGCATCAGCCGGACCCCGAAGTGTTCGGCTGCGCTCTTTCCAGCGATCCGGTCCCGGCGAGGCGTAATGAACTCTAGGCGTTCTACCTCCAACGATATTCGTCGGGGTGAGGGGCGGCAAACCCTTGAGCCACAAACAGGTAGCCTTTACTTCGCCGTGACCGAATTGCCAAGGCTGAAAAACCTGACTTTGCCCAACACCGATCAGCGTCTTTCCGTAACCGTGCATAATCGGATTCTCGATACATATCTTCGGGATAGGCTGAATCCACAGGTAATGGAAGAACTCGGCAGCTTCCTTCATAAGCTCCCATCGGGTATGATCTATGCCGTTGGTAGCCTTACCGCCCGTGTAGAGCCACCTGACCCCGCTGTTAGAAAGAAACGTACAGGGAGGATGGGCAACCATCAAATCCCAAGACTGCTTTGCCATCAAGACTTCCCGAACGTCACGCTGGTAATGCGGTCCAGGTCTCTCAGTGGGGAGCAGGTCACAGCTCCAAGCGTCATGACCACGAGCGAGGAATGCGTCTCGAACAATCCCCGAATATTCACATGCTACGAGTACGCGCACGCTTTGCCTTCTTTCTCTTTTTGGGTTTGGGCTGCTTTGACTTCGGAGTCAGCAAATTGTTGTGAAGAAGGCAGCAACGGCTCTGCCTTCCTCGACCAAGAGAGCATACATGGTGCCCGCCATGTGCCGTTGTTTCGGCCCCCCAAACTATGATGCACGACTGTTCATAGCTCAGAGCTTGTTACAGGAGGGAGTCGCGATGAGGCATCGTGCAGTTCGGCACCGCACAGATGTACTTCTTCACCGCGGAGCTTGTCTTGCCCTGATACTCGCGCTCGCCCAGCTCCACCTTCCCAATACGCCCAATAAGCGGGCCATTGTAGGTCCACTGAGATGGGTCGTCGGTGGGGCCGCCCTCCTCGGGCGTACCGTCCTTCGGACCTATGAACTGCCCAGGTAGTTTAGGATTATCTGAGCCCTCGTCATCATACGGAAGTCCAAGGGCATGACACATATCAAACAGCTCCACACCAAACCCGGTGTTGCCTTGGGTGAAGATGGGGCTGTCATTGAGGGTGGGGTGGTTGATTATGACAAGCTGTGGGCGGAGGTTTGCTGTTCGCGGCTTCCCAGGCTTCTCATTTGCCCACTTGGGCTTGAATCCGTCCAGACGAAACTCGTAGATGCCCAGAGGCGGGTTCTTTAGACCTTCAAGGGATTCTTTGGGGACTGTGAATTTTGGCATAGCTTTGTGTTGTCCTTTCGTGTACGCGTTGACATGTTTTGAGTATGCGTTTGCGTTTGGTTGTTGATGCGTTGGGGTTGTGGGTGTTCAACAAATGAACACCCATGACAAAAATCAAGTTTTGATTACTGAACCTTCCCCGCCCCCAACTCAATCATTCTCTTGATGTTGGGGACGAACTTGTCGGGTGTCACCTTGCTGAAGTCCAAGGTGGTGGAGGCGCTGAATCTTTGATCTGGGAGCACCTGCACCGTTGGCACGATCTTCTCCCGAGTGATCCGCCAAACTTCGTTAAAATTTAGGAGCAAGTTCCGGTAGCGCCCAGGATACACGTCAATCCTCCCTGTCAGGATTTTGCGATCCTCGGTGGAGTTTGGTGCCTCCTCAGGCTGCTCATGGTAGATCACAATGAGGTCAAGGTCCTTGATGGCGAGCTGGCGGAAGATCAGATTCTCCACTGCCGGGATCTCGAAGTTCCAAAAGTCCCGGCTCCCTCTTATCTGAAGTTTGCCTCCCACCACCACCATCTCCCGTCGAATGTCTTTGTTGGTGTAGAGGATGTAGTTGGAAGCGCAGCGTGCGATGCTAAAGAGGCTGTCGTCCACGAGAGTGCGAGGACGAACGTCCGGCCATCCCTGCGCACCGTAAATCTCACCTATTGTCTTGAGGGTTTTGCCCTGTTCGATATGGGTGGCGAGGGTGAGCATGTCGTTGTAGGCGGTGGGTTGTCGCCCACTTTCAAGAGAGTCCATTATGGTGAGGGCGTAGACGCCCTTGATGCCAGCGAGGCTCTCTCTCCTGTTGTCAGCGTCGATGAATAGGACAGGCTCACGAGCTGTGGCAGCAAGTCGGCTCTTCCCACTCTTCCCAGGGCCCACAAGAGCCATGTGAATGCGGTCTACGGCTGTGGCCTGTTCCATTGATGCTGCTTCGATTGGCATAGTTTATGGTTCCTTTAGTGTTGTGTTGAGCTGTTGAGCTGTTGTGTTGAGCTGTGATGTTGTGATGTTGTGTATTGTGTTGGAAAGAGTCCGCATAAGAAATTTAGAGGAACAGTCCAGCCCGCACAGATGATGCGCTTTTGAGTTGTTTGGGTTTGAAGCATCCCAAGGAACTACAGACGCGCCGCCATTAGGAAGGACCTTCCCAATAAACCAGTTGTTGGACTCCTTTCTGGTTTCGGGGCAAATCTCACATCTAAACCCATTGAATTTTGCCATCCTACTCCTCCTCATCAAACGGACTCCACGGATCAGTCACAATGTAATCACTCTGGGAGATCAAGGGCCTCACTCCTGCGGGGCGGCTGCACAGAGGTCTGAAGTCGCACCCGCTCCATTGATGGCAGGCGAACTCATTGCGGGTCCAGCGACCCCTCTCCATCGAGCGGCGTAGGTCCTCTGCCTTCGTGAGGATGCCTTGACGCCACTCCTCAATCTCCTCAACGCTGAACTGTGGGCGCACACGAGCGAAACGAGGCTTCTCCAGCTTCGTCACTCTGTCAGTGGCGGCAGGCAGTCTCCCACACACACTCACGATGCAGCGATCTGGGGTTTGGGTGAAGCCCAAGTCCCGCGCAATCTGCGCCAATGCAAAGACGTAGCCTGTGAGTTGGCAGTGCGGCTTCCAAATCTCGTTGACATCTTTGGTGATGCAGTCTTTGGTCTTTTGGTCCAAGGGGGCAAGGACTCCTGTAGCATTCTCGTAGACCACGAGATCAGGCTTGCCCTGCCAATAGACGATGACTTCGCTGGTCTCCCCGACGCACACATCCCCGTGGCGACCGAAGGGAGCTTCTGCGGAGATGATCTTGAAGTCTCGGAAGTCCTGCTGCGCAAACCTGTCGTAGTATTGAGCTGCCATGAGAAGGGGACCAACAGGCAAGGCGGTCTGGGCCTCCACCTTTCGGGCCTCGTCGTGCTCCCCTGCCTCGCGCAGTCTTGCGGCTTTATCCTTGTACATTTGCAAGAATGTCTCTGCAACTTGCCCCTGAGGGAAGTACTTTGTGAACTGCCCCGCGGAGATTGGGAGTGCAAACTTCTCGTACTTCTCCACTGCTTTGGGCGAGCCTTGGCTCATGGAATCCATGTCGAACTCGACCCAGGCATTCCCAGCAATCACGAGGATGTCCATCATGGTTGGACACAAGTTCGTACCACTTCCGATTGTGTCAGACTGCCTTGCTGCCATGTGTTTGTAGAAATTCTCACTCACACGACTCCACCAACTTCCAATACTCATCGCTGCGCTCAAGGGGCCCTTGTGCTTGAGCACCTGCGGTGCATTGGAGATATATCTGTTGAAGAACTTAGTCGGGCATTCTGAGAACGGAGCCAAGGTATGGGCGTCGAAGTAGAAGGCCCACCGCCCATCCTTCAAGATTCGGTATATCTGGCCAAGAGGCAAGGTTCTGCCAAGGGCAGGCTCATTGTTGGTCATTTTATTTGCTCTCCCTGATTTGCTTCAGCATTTGGGCAAACTTAATCAGCTTCTCCGCAGAGTCTATTCTGATCCCCAGCCCGCTTGCAATCCCCTTGAGGTCGTCTGCTGTTTTTTTGGCTTTGCGTGCAGCCTTCTCCGCAGCGCTCAAGGCCCCGGAAGAGCCATTTGTGATAATCTTGGCACCCGAGGCGAGCATATCTATACCCTGCTGACGCAGGCGCTTTTGCCTCCCAATGTGTCTCTCCTCCAGTTCACACTCAGAGGAGGCTATCTCAATTCTCTTCACATCGAGGGTGTGGATGAGGGAGACAATTTGGAGCTTGAGATCGATGATGTGAGATCGGAGTTTGTCATCATCCATCTCCACAATAGCTTGGAGTTTGGTCTTGAATGCGAAGCCGATGGGCTTTAGGATTTGGCCCTTGTGTCTCACATCCTCATCATCTATGAGCGGAGCTAGCTTGATGGCTGTTTCTGGGTCTGTGCAACGAGCACATACCTTCTCATTGATGGGATTCCTGTGCTCCTCGCAGAATGGACTATGACACACAATGCAGAGCCTTGTCGCATCTGCTAAGCCTTCTAGTTCGTGCATAAATCTGCATGGTTGGGCTGAATTGGGCATAGTTGCTCTCTAGCGCGCCTTCGGCGCCTCTTTCTTGCTGCGCGCGGCAGCAGCCTTCTAACTTCGATGTTACATCTTACGTCCTGGGACTTGAACTGTGACTTGCCCGTCCAAGAACATCTCCACAAGACGACGGATGAGGATGGCGCGATCTCCCTGACGCGGGAGGCGTCGCGCCAACCTCTCCCAATTCTGCTTGGGGATTCGGACTGTGGTGATGTGGAGAGGCGAGGCTGCCTGGGCTGAAGACAAAGTTGTTCTCCTTGACTGAGACAAGTGTATTCTCTCTGTATGTCTTTGTCAACAAGAATAAGTGCTTTGTTCTCAGCAACTTGCAGCACATCGTGATCTACGTCACAATTCTGACTCTTCCTCAGCACTCAACAGTGGCTCACACTCCCACACCGCATCCACCGCAGGGGCCACAAGAGTACAGACTAGATTTCGTGGCACGCTCATCCTGATACTGATGCCAGAGGTCTTGTAGTCCAGATTAAGATCTGAGGAGGAGTAATACTTCGAGATTGGCCGAGGCATCAAAGCTGCCGCTCTCAGGAAAGTGTTTTTATCGTCGTACCACATCAAGATAAAGGGCCGATCCACATCCGCCTCAGGGTCCTTGTCAAGACAGGCTGCAAACTTACGAAGCTCCGCTGCTACTTCACTTGCTTTGGGCACAGGGTGCTCTCTTTCTCCTCGTCTTGCGAGGTCTTGTCCAGTTTTAGTTTCACTGGAGTTGTCTGTTCTGCGGCGCAGTCACTGGCTGCGTCTCATGGAACTTCGCCATCATCACCGCGGCCTGCACATCCTCCTGCGTAGCAAGCCCGCTGTGAAGACGGAGAAGTCCCCCTTGGAAGTTCGGTGTTTTGTAGAGCATATCGCCTCGCTCCATGAGATACTGTGCCCCGCCCTCGTCGAGAACAACACGAGAGTCTATCTCTGTGGGCATCCTAAAGCTGAGGCGCGCAAGGAAGTTGGACTTGATATCCCCAGCCACAACCGCGATGCTTGGGCGCTGTGTCGCAGCGATGACGTGGATGCCAGCAGCTCGCGCCTTGCGAGAGAGATAGTCCACCTTCTCAATCCCCAAGGTCACTTTCTTGCCCTTGGCATCCTTGAGACTCACTATATCTGCAAGCTCATCAATCACGAGGACAATGTAGGGGAGAGAGTCGTAGCCTCGCGAGGGCGCCTGGGCGTTGTACTCTTGGATGTTCTTAGCGCCACACTTTGAGAGGACCTGAAGTCGTTGGTCTGTCTCTTCGCATAGGTTCTCCAAATACTCGATGGTGCGCAAGGGGTTGGTGGCTCTCTCCCACATGAGATGTGGGCAACCGACAAAATCGGTAAACTCGACTGCTTTTGTGTCGCTGAGTACCAGCTTGACCTCGCTTGCGCGCCTGCTGTACAGGAGCCCCGCACACATGCTTCGAAGGAGAACTGATTTGCCGCCCCCGGTGGAGCCTGCGATGAGGAGATGTGGGAGTGTTGTGAGATCGTCAATGTAGACCTTGCCGAGCCAGTCAGTCCCCAAGTACAGAGGGATGTGCTGCTTCGTGGCATGGCCTTCTCCTTCGGAGAGGTCGGAGAGGTCTGCGACACGGGCGTTGCTGGGGGAACCCACGAGATTTCTCCACAGAACTGTGGTTTGCTCCTTGTTGGGCACATAAATTCCCATCACACCCTCCCCCGCAAGAGGCTTGACTACGATGTGAGGCGTGCAGAGGGCAAGGGCCAAGTCTGGGGCTAGTGCCTCCACTGCAATGGTCTTGGTGCGTCCCTGCGGAGCGAGCCTGTAGAGTGTGACTCTATTCCCATGGGTCACCGTTGATATAGGACGAACGTCGAGTCCGAGGGCAAGGGCCCTCGTCAGAATCACCCCCAGAGTGCTCTGCTGTTGAGGGGACAGGGCTTCGCCCTTGGGCGACATGGGCGTTGCTGGAGAAGTCGAACTTTTGGGTTCCATTCTGGGTGAGTTCCTTTTTCTTGCGAGATGATTTCTCTGCGGCAGGCTTGGGAGTACCTACGATATCGTAGCCATGCTCTACCGGATTTTGGGTGCTGCGGTATTGACAGACATCCTCATCAAGGAGTGTGATCTTGTAGTGCAAGTTTGTGAGAATCTTCACTCCACTTTGGGAGTAGAAGAGCAATGTGCCTGGGCGCACCACTGCGCTTTGGCACCACTCATAGTTGCCCAA